AACTGCCTGAAGTTGTCATGACCAACAAAGAAGGCATTAAGAGCGTTGCTTACGGCAACGTTGTTGGTGTACTTATTGAAGCAATTAAAGAACTAAAAGCTGAGATTGAAGAACTGAAAGGAGGTAACTGATGGCACTACAGGATTCTGGTGCAATTAGTTTTGCCCAGATTGCAGCCGAATATGGTGACTCTCAACCGCACAGTCTCAGTGAGTTTTACCGCAACGGAGGTAAAGTTCCAGGACACGAGTCAATTAACTCAAACGTCCCAACCTCTGGCGCTATTGGTTTCGGAAGCTTCTATAGCACCTTTGACGAAGAGTTAGTTGAATTAAGCAACTCGACCAACGTCAATGCTCAATCAGCCTTTGGCAACTCTATTTGGAGTGGCTCAAAGCGCAAACGGATTATTGTGCCTTCTGGCGTCACTATTGGTGGCAGTGGTTCTGATGCTTTAGTTATTCCAACAGGAATGGGTGGTCAGATCATCGTCACTTGCCGTGGCTCAATTCAAGGGTTCGGCGGTGCAGCTAATGGCGGCAATGGTGGAAATGCCATCCGCTGTAACCAGACTGCCAACGTCATTATTGAAAACTACGGATCTATCTACGCTGGTGGCGGAGGTGGTGGCCGAGGTGGCAATGGTGGTAGCGGTGGTAAAGGCGGCAACGGTGGTACTGGTGGAGGTGGTCAATACACCTCAAACATCGGCCGTGGGGGTGCTGGTTATATCTCCGGTCAGCCCTTCGCTAGTTGCAATCAAAGATGCGCTTACAAGTATGGGTCGGGTGTTTATTGCAACCACCCATACAACACCCCGGACTGCGATCTTTTCTGCGACACCTGGCACTGCAATGGCGGTTGCACTAACTGCCGACAAAACGTCCAAAACAACACCAACGGTGGATCCGGTGGATCTGGCGGCAACGGTGGTGGCGGCGGAGGCGGCGGCAATGGCGGCCGTGGACGTGGTTACAACCAAAGCCGTCACAACGGCTCAGGCGGATCTGGCGGTAGTGGTGGTGCTTACGGCTCCGGCGGCTCCAACGGTGGCACAAATGCTGGCGCTGGTGGTTCTGGCGGCCGAGGCGGTACTGGCGGTACTGGCGGAACCGGCGGTAACGGTGGTGACTGGGGCCAGAACGGCGGCAACGGCGCTGGTGGTAACACTGGCGCGACTGGTAACACTGGTAACTCTGGCGCTAACGGCAACCGCACTAACGG